GACTTAGATATAGTCTGATAGTTTTCCTGTGTAAGGAGTTTGATTTCTGTAAATGATAAAGACAATTCAGTTGCAACAGGATATCCATCTTCAAACATTTTTGTTGAATGATTAACACTTACACTTGTCAATACACAAGGTAAAAAATCCTCAAATCTCTTTTGAATGAGTCCTTCATAAGTAATATCAAAAATGTTAGGATAATTGAAATAAGATTCTGCAGCTCCGTCTGACTCAGCTGCACCATAAGTGTCTGGCAACATTGCAGTTTTAAATGACCAACATATATCTTCTACCATTATAGCTTCGTCTTTACTTTTAGGATAGAACTCATAATCAAAAGAATGGTCTCTAAAGTCAACACCTTCAAACACTTGTTCTTCCATAGGGTTTGTTGCTTTACCCCCAATGAAATTTGATATTCCACCAGTTGCAGTATTGGCTAGTTTAGATAATCCACTTTGAATTAATTCTTCCAATGCTTGACCAAAACCTGTTTCACCTTTAAAGGTATTGATTAGATTTCTTTTGTTTGCACCAATTTCCATTGTTGTCCAACTAACGTCTACATCTTGGTCTATACTTTCGGGTGCATATAATGCGATTGAAACATTCTCATTTGACAATAAGTTTTTATTATTACCTTCATTACTTTTTGTCCCTTCTCGTTTTTTTCTTGGTCTAGTTGTAAAGACAACATATGAGTCTAGACTTTCAAGAGGATATTGTAAATCTCTAGTCTTGGTTAGAGGAACACTTCTTGCAGATTGTCTGGCTTTATTAGATGCATCTAAATTTGATTGTAATGAAGCACGTCTGTCATCTAATAATTTTTCTGCCTTTGCTTTTTCTGAAGCAAGCATATCTTTGTCGTATGACCCTGTATATGATTTTCCTTCAAGTTTAGATTTAATCCCCTTTAGAGATTTAACTGCACTGGTTGCTTGATTTACTTTGTCTAATAATTTGTTGATAGATGCCATTGATTTTTTTAACCTAAATACTTAAAATTATGATTACTAGTGTTATTTATGTCTAGAAAAAGTTATAGTGGTAAGTTTAAACCAAAGAACTATAAAAAATATAGAGGCGACCCAACAAAGATTATATATCGTTCCTTATGGGAAAGACGATTTATGGTCTATTGTGACAATAATCCTAGTATCATTGAGTGGGGAAGTGAAGAAATAATCATTCCTTATCGTTCACCTGTAGATAAAAAGGTTCATAGATACTTTCCCGACTTCTATATAAAGTATGTAAATGCAAAAGGTCAATCTATACGAGAAATCATAGAAGTTAAACCAAAGAAACAACTTAAACCCCCAAAGGAACCCATAAGAAGAACTAAAAGATACTTAAATGAGGTTGCAACCTACGTTGTCAACCAAGCAAAGTTCAAGGCTGCAAGTGAATACTGCAAAGATAGGAAATATGGTTTTAGAATATTGACGGAAGACCACTTAGTAAAATGAAAAAGTTAATAATGTTCGATTTAGACGGGGTTTTGATAGATTCTATATCAAATATGAGACTGTCGTGGGAAAAAACTTGTCAAACACACGACATAGTTGTCCCATTTGAGGAATATGAGAAGAGAATTGGTCGTCCTTTTAGAGATATCATAGAAGATTTGGGTATAGAATACACTTCTACGATAAAAAAGACATACGACACTTCCTCTACTGAACTATTAGACCAAATTAAGATATTTGAAGGTGTCCATGAACTACTTGTTGCACTTACAGTTGTAAAAGGACGTAAGATTGCAATCTGCACCTCTAAAGATATCGATAGAACAAACAAAATACTAGAGAAAATTGCAAAGTTTGATTATGTCTGTTCTCCCAAACAAGGACTGAGAGGTAAACCTTCACCTGACCAACTACTTTACACTTGTGCATTCTGCAATGTTGACCCAAGTGATACACTTTATGTTGGTGATATGGACGTTGATAGACAAGCAGCTGAGAGAGCTGGGATAGATTTTGTCCATGCAAGTTATGGATATGGTAATGTAAAATGCGAAAAGAGTATACAGAATCCGATAGAACTACTAAAGTTGTTGGATTAATTCCAGCAAGATATCATTCAAGTAGGTTTGAAGGGAAACCACTGGCCATGATTTCAGGAATTCCCATGATTCAACGAGTTTACAATCAGTCTATGCAGTCAAAATCACTTGCTAGTGTTATAGTGTTAACTGATAATAGTGATATTTATAACTTCTGTATATCCATGCGCATGAAGTGTTTGATTGTTGGTGGTGATTGTTTTACTGGAACAGATAGATGTGCAAAGGCAATTAAGGATATTGAAGGAGATATTTTTGTTAATATACAAGGAGACGAACCCCTGATTGACCCTGAAACTATTGACAAATTAGTAGAGTCTCATACACTAGGTAGTGTATCTAATGCATATGTTGAACTTGATTTCTATTCTGAAAAACGACATGATAACAATGTAGTCAAAGTAGTGACGGACACATATAATAATGCACTATATTATTCACGACTAAGTATACCATACGTGCAAAAGGAAGAGACAATTGTTAAACAACAATTAGGTCTCTATGCATTTAACAGAGAGTTCTTAGAAATTTTCCCCACACTTCCAGTTGGAGATTTAGAGAAAAGTGAATCGGTAGAAATGTTTAGATTTATTGAGAATGGATATAAAGTTAGAATGGTAAAAGTTGAAGACGAGGGATACTCGGTAGACACACCCGAAGACTTGAAACGAGTTGAAGAAATAATTAGGAGAAATAAATGACCCCACTAATAATGTTAGAAAAACAAAGTGATTACGATAAGATTGAAATCATATTCAATAAAATAAGATTGAAATCTAAACCCAAACTAATGACGTTTGGAGATGTCTTAGACATACCTGAAAAACATTGGAAGAGTATGGTTAATAATATGTATCAATACGGAAGGGGTTTATGTCATTATGCAGACTCAGAACCATGGAAGGTTGATACTAATGAAAAGAACATGAAAAGATTAGAGTCTAGTGGAGACAATGCATTCTTTCATGCAAGTAAATGTAGATATCTTGTAGACACTTGGAAAGAAGAAGGTTGGTATTCTTGTCCCCAAGGTGTGGTAAGACCCACTGGAGATATCTTCTTTCACCCAGGCTCTATTAGACAATATGCAATGGTCTTAGGTGATATGAGAGAACAAGAGATTTTCTTATGGGATTGTGGAGAGACAGAACTATTTCCCGAACATGAGATAATTGATTATGAAACATGGAAAGATAAGTTCAAAGTTGATAGACCTCAATGGATTGATATTAGAGGCATGCCTGAACATGGTTCACTAAAGGGTGGTTTCACAGAAGAACCTCTCTTAGAATGGCATGTAGATGAAGATAGACCAAACTATTATAATACAGCACAACGTATTCAATCTGAAATCTTTAACTTCAAAAAACCTAGACTATTTGGTGTTGCAGAAACTAACAAGATTGAAGAAGCTTTCTCTATGGATAATACAGAATGTTTGAATATTCATATGAAAAACAACGAGATATTTCAAATTGAAGATTTCAAACATATCTTCAACATACCCTATGAAGAAAAGATATGGGAATGTGACAAATTTAAAGTGATAAAAACTTTCTAAAAACATAAATAATAGACAATGACTAGTCTATTTCAAAAACTTGATAATGAATCTCCAGCCGAATTGCAAAGGAGAAGTCTAGACAGTCTTGATTGGTTTAGAAATAATGTAAGAGACATTAGAATTAGACAAGACCAAGCACTAAGAGAAGGTGAAGTAGTCACCACTTTAGAGTTAGGTAAAATGTATATGTATTATTATGATGCATTACATAAGGACACTCTACCATATTTTGATAAGTTTCCCTTAGTGGTTCCTATTAGAAAATATGCAACAGGGTTCATAGGTCTTAACTTACATTACATTGCACCTCGTTATAGAATGATTCTATTAAACGAAATGTTTGAGTATTTAAACAACACAAACATGGACGAATCTACGAGGTTTAGAATGACTTACAATTTGTTGAAATCTGTATCTCGATTGAAATACTTTAAACCCTGTTTAAAAGAGTATCTCTACAGTCAAATCAGAAGTCAATTCAGTTTAGTCCCCTCTCAATATTGGGAACTGGTTGCAATGTTGCCGATGCAAAAATTTACAGTGAATGCCAATACAGTGTATTCAGAAAGTAGAAGGAAATTTACATGACAGAAATAAATCAATTACTATCACACTTTGACCAAGGTGCAAGAGCTAACAGATTCAATGTAGCAATTACTAACATACCATTTACTGGTATTGATATGCCAGAAGGTCATAATTTTAGATGCATATCTGCAACCTTGCCTGGAATAACATTAGGAACAAACACTGAAGATACAGGTTGGTCGGGTAGTAGAGAAATCCCTGATGGAACAATAGACTATGGAGATTCTATTACTTTAGAGTTTATATGCACCAGTAGTTTCTTAGATAGAATCATTTTTGAACAATGGCAACAAAAGATATATGAAGG